CTAAGATTGAGGCTAATTTAGTTGATAGCATAGTTACCGATCCACCTGCGGGTATTGCGTTCATGGGCAAAGGCTGGGACAAAAATAGAGGCGGTCGGGATAAATGGATTATCTGGATGTCTGAAATTGCGTCAGAATGTATGAGAGCTCTAAAACCTGGCGGCCACGCTTTAGTTTGGGCAATACCAAAGACAAGCCATTGGACGGCAACAGCGTGGGAAAATGCCGGATTCGAACTTAGAGATAAAATTTTTCACGGCTTCGGCTCGGGCTTTCCCAAATCTCAGGACATAAGTAAAGTTATCGACAAAGCAGCGGGAGCGGAGCGGGAAATAATAGGGAAACGGAATCCTTATTTAGATGGAGCTATTCATAAATATAGCAAACCAAGCGGCTCTTTTCTTGGGGTGCCGAAAAAATTGGAGGATGGCTGCGTACCTATAACAGCCCCCGCAACTGAAAACGCTAAGCAATGGGACGGGTGGGGGACTGGCTTAAAGCCTGCAGTTGAGGAATGGTTATTATTACGCAAACCTATAAGTGAAAGCACAGTAGCGAAAAATGTAGTTAAATGGAACGTCGGAGCTTTGAATATTGATAGATGTAGGATAGATTTCGATAAACATGATATACATGATTTAGAACAAAGGCAAAACAGCAAAACACAGGGAAAGCCGGGCAATGTGCAATTAAAAGCATTAAACATGCCATGCAAACACGGAGTTAAAAACAAAGGCCGCTACCCCGCGAGCTTCACACATGACGGATCGCCTGAGTTGTTAGAGTTGTTTCCGTATACGAAAAAGAAAGGCGGCGGGTTCAACAAAGGCACCGCTTCACGTTATTTCTATTGCTCTAAGCCGTCTAAGCGGGATCGAGATGGAGGGCTTGAAAAATTTGAATTGAAGTCAGGTTCTGAATTATTAAATCGAATTGAAGGAAGTAAAGGCTTAAGCAATCCAAGAGCGGGAGCGGGTCGTAATAATGGAATGCGCAACACACATCCGACTGTTAAATCAACTGATTTAATGCGCTATTTATGCAGGTTAATAACACCGCCTTACGGTTTGGTTCTTGACCCGTTCTGCGGCTCCGGCTCAACTGGCAAAGCGTGCGCATTTGAGGGTTTTGACTTTATTGGCATTGAGAAAGAATTGGAATATGTGAACATAGCAAACGCACGGATTCAATACGTATTAGATGGATGTCCTGAGATAAAAAAGCCGGAATATGTACCGGAAAATCAAACTAAATTATTTTAAAACACAGGAGCGAATCATGGAAACATCAGTCAAACTACTCAGCACACCTGAATTAGAGGCGCTTGAAAAAAGCAAAGCGGCGCAAATTAAAGCTACATTTGAGCCAATGGCAGCAATGTTAGCAAAATTTGAGGCGGCTTATAATGAAATCATTACCGAATCTGAAAAAGGAATCACTCTGGATGTAAGCTCGAAGGCACGAAATCTAAGATTAAAGATTTCCAGAGTTCGCCTTGAAACAGGCAAGTTAAAAGATAGGGAAAAAGCCGAATACAATAGAGCCGGCAAAGCCATACAGGGGGTTCATAATATACTGGTTTGGGCTGTAACAAAAAAAGAAGCTAAACTAAAAGAAATTGAGAATTATTTAGCAATTCAAGAACAAAAAAAAATCGAGTCCTTGCAACTGGAAAGAGCTGAAATCCTCTCTCAATATGTACCAAATGCACATGAATTAAAGCTGGGTGAGATGAATAATGACGTTTGGACTCATTATTTCGCAGGCAAACAAAAAGAATATAACGATAGAATCGCTGCCGATATAGCAGCCGAAAAAGAACGGATCCAAAAAAGAAAAACCGAAATTGCAAAACAAAAGAGAATCAAAGAAGAAAATAGAAAATTAAAAGCCGCAATTGAAGAAAAAGAACGATTGGCAAAAATTGAAGATGAAAAAGCTGAAGCAAGATTAAAAGCCATTCAAGATGAATCGGAGAAAGCGGAAAGACTTGAACGTGAAAAAAGAGAAAAAGTCGAAGCTGAATTAAAAGCAAAAATCGAAGCTGAAGAATTAGTCGAAGCTGAAAAGCAAGCGAAATTACAATCTGAATTAAACAGAGACGATTCCGACAAAGTCGCCGATTTAATCTCAGATTTAAAAGCCTTGAAGAGTAAATATCAATTTTCTTCTAATAAAAATCAAAAAAAGTACTCAATGGTTAAACGTTCAATTGATAAAATTATTTATTATATTAATTAACCAATTAATTTACTCCAATATCCCCGCCATCGCCTGTTATTTGTAAAGGTGGTGGTGGAGTTCCTGGTGGAACCGTTCCTACATCTTCAGAGCAATCCCACTCGCAAGTCGGCTGCACTGTTTTTCCAATAAAATGTATATGTGCAAAGCCGCCTGTAATACGCTTGTACACGCCATTTGGCATTAGTAGAGCATACCAAATCCGACGAATTTCGCAGCAATCCTCACAAACTACACAATCATTTGATATTTTAATTATTGCGCTCGTGTGCAATGACACATTAACCCAAGAACTTTCAGGAGTTGGTGACTCTGGACTATAGACGGCACTTGTTTGCACTTCAAACCAACCATATTCAGCGTCGTAAATACTTAATTGCTGTATTGCCTCAGTAATATCTAAATGAGTCGCGGTCTCTATGTAATGATATTCCATGAAAGTTAAATATAGATCTATATGATAATATCCATCGAACGGCAATCCCTCGCATATATCTCTATCAACTGGAGGCATTGTAACAGGTGGAATCGAGCCATAATGCAGATCGGCCATGCTTTCATCAGTAGGTTCGAAAACTTCGGCAGGTATCGGAAAACGATTAAACCAGTGATCGAGCGGACATTTTTCGATTGACAATGTAATATAATAATCGTCCCAATCAGAAATCGGCACAACAGGCTCATCAAAATCCGCTGTATTGTGTTGAGCTAAATTTATCATTAAAAACAAATCTTCTTCTGTAGGCGCTAATATCCAAGTATGCACAATTGCAATATTACCAACTCCACCGCCATTATTAAATGATTTTTGCTTGCAAATTGTCATATTTGCAATATCTGGATTGAGTTTCAGTAATTGCAGCCAGATTTCTTTTTTTGAAGTATATCCAGCTCCATAATGATTATTATTAGAATAATCGTTTGCAGCGTCATTATTAAGCGGAGAGACTCCCCACTCCGCCGTTACTGTAATTTTATAATATGCACATTCATCTTTTTTCAAGACAAATGACGGAGTTATTGTATCAAGTCCGATAGTTTCATTTGCGTCGCTTATTAACGAATAAGAAAAATAATCATAGCAGCAATCAATACAAGGGCAAGGATCGGCTCCTTTGCGAGGTGCTTTTTTAGGGTCTTCTAATATTTGAGAATAGCGAGTCTGCCCTGCTAACATATTTATTCTTTCCGGCATTATTTCCCTTTTTCAATTTGATTGAAAATATTAAAAAATATTAATATTAAGTAAAATCATTGCCTCTGAAAAACAATGTACCTGAAATTTTGCAGGCGTCCCAATCCTCAATTACTTTGATTAGCTGCGCTTTTGTTTCTATCGTAGTTCCAATATCAGAGTCAATTGTAGAATCAAATGGCAATGTAATATCTCCGACATTTCCCAAATTATCGCCCATGAACTCGTCCCGAAAATGGCAAGAAAACTCTAACGTTGCCTGATCGACTCTTTGAAATGTTTTCAGAACCGCCCACGCTGTTAAAGCTGCAATTCCGGCCTCCTTGTGCATAATGTCATATAATGAAAGCAAGCCAAATTGCTGCCGAGCTTTGTATGCTTCATAAATACCCTCTTTCCCGTCAATTTCCATTCCAGTTGCCAAAACATCGTAAGCCAAAGCAGCGCCTCCATATATATAATCATAAGGAGCGGTTCCTAAATACTTTGTCTTGCCGTCTTGTGTGCCAGTATTCCAGGTTATTCTAAAATCGTCAAAATCGTCAGTAGACAAACCCGCAGCCACACTTCCAGAACTAATTTCCTGTTCTGTGTGTGGTAATATCCCCCAAAATACACTCGCAGAGCCGACCGGGTCGTAATATAATTTTCGGCAAGATAATTGCAAACTAAGCAAATAAATATAATTACCTGTTACTATATCCATAGTAGATTCATTTACACTAATATCCGTTGTCGGATATTGATGAAAAGGCACGTTTTTAATATTATGCTGTTTGTCGGTAAATTTACGATTTGACGTTGCTATTGCTTCGTTATCGTCTTCATTGGAAAGCCCCTCAATAGTTGCCTTTACATTGTTTAGTACATTGTATCCCGTTATAAAGTCTTTTACTTCTAATTCTGATAAATAAATAGTCGCTCCGACTTTCCCGAATTGATCCATATAATCAGTATTTTCCCGGTTACGAAGCGGCTCCCAAATCCGACCGTGTTCTGTTCTTAGTAAAATACCATGGGTATCATCATATACGTACTTCATTGTACACTTTGTAAAATATCCTTCTGAAAGCCTTGCTAAATAATCTAAAGAATTTTCATAGGATTGGCCAAAACTATCATCGCCTTTTTTAGTGCAAAAACCACCCGCTAAACTATAATCGTTGTCACCGTCTAATTTCAATTCGTATTCAGAAATAAAATATAAATCAGTACGCAAAAGATCGGCTCCGACAACTCCTAAACACATACTGGCTTCATCTTGTTTTTTGAATGTTACCAAATCAAAAGGATCGTTGTAATAGGTATGGCCTCGATTGCCGGATTCATGGAAAAAATAATAAATAAATAATTTATAAAAATTATTCTTGAAAACAGTGTAAATGTCATCGTTTTTAGCAACGGAAACCCTTGCATTCAGAGGTTTGTCTATCTTAACAACGTAATGAGTTGAATCCAATCTATAAGCTGTGTCTTGAAACGAGTGCCATGTATACTGTAAGTGCTCTACGTGTTGCAATACCTGATAATCCATGATTTCATGGATTGAATGATTGACGTCCGTGCATTCAATATCTAACCAATATTCTGGAATATTTAAGTCTATTTTTCTTTCATTTGAATAATTTTGAATACCAATGAATTCAGGCCAAAGCGGTTTGCCGTCGACGTCCTGATAGTTTGTAGGATCGCCTCTATCAGTATAAAGACAAATTGTATTATGTACGTATATATCAATTACATCACCAGTAGCATTATTGTCATAATCAACAATATCGTAACTGGCCGTCACACGTGGATTTAGTAATATGTTTTTTGCATTTGCGTAATTTGAACTTCCACCGCCACCGACTTCTTCATCTTTTTTCCTTAAAAATGAGAGATTAAATTTGATTTCCATGGTGGGAATATTTTCCATGCCATACGGAAGTTTTTTAAAACCCCGCTCCGTTGTAATTTCATTTGAAATACACTCCGCAGGCAGTTCAAATTCTTCTGCATAACCGCCAATTTGCAACGCGGTTAAAGCCGGTCGGATTTCAATTCGGGCTTTCCAGCCGTTTTTTAACTTACGTTCGCAATAAAATAATATATCTCTATTGGCTGGTGTTGGACTTGGCATATTATGGACTCCACGCTACATTACCATGAAAATTAAACCATTCAGTTGAAACAAGAACGAAACTTTCCCGTGTAATTCCATCGTTGTAATTACCGGCCAAGCCTGATAATGAGAACAATTCAACTTGTATCGGTAATTGAAAATTCAAAGGATCATCGCCGGAATATGTTTGTTCTTCTGCTTCGTTCTGAATTGTTACACGTTCAAATTCAGAATCCCACGCAATTATATAAACATAATCATTTTGAATGATTTGCATAAATTGGTGAAAACTGAATTGAGAATTAATCCCCGTTTGATCTGTTAATGCTACATTTGAAGTATAATTGCCATGCAAGGAGCGAACTGTTCTCGGATAAACCACACAGGAATATTTTGAACGAAACTTTTTCAATTTCCGATAACCGCCGCCCCAGAATCTGGATTCTTCGCTTTCTTCGTGGTAACCAAGCCGAAACTCTAATAAATGAATATTAGACGTCTGCTCACCGGATTTCATTGCTGTTAATCGAAATGTATTGACGTCTAAAACAAAGATCAAACAACTATCAACTCCACAATCAGAACTAAAAGCATTTGCCCAAGCCGACCCGCAATTTCCACCTGTAATTATTACTAATTGCCCACTATTAAAACCATGATCGACTAAAGTAAAATTCGGTTCAGTTTCCGACGAGCTTGGTAATGCAACACCTGTAATTTGCGTTCCATTTACAAATAAAACACCATCAACTGCAGGATCAGGGTCGTAAACAGCGAAACCACTACTAGCGTCTATAGCCTCGTAACTCTCCGCAATTGGAGCCGAACTTCCTAATAATGTAATCGTATAACTCATTTAACTTCTCGAAAATTCTTTTTGTTTCATTTTATCGTAAGCAGCAACCAAATCATTACCTTTTATTTTAAAGGGTTTGGTTTGGATTTCGGCGCTTATGTAATCGTGTTTACTCATAATTGCATTTTTTACATTTATAATTTCATCTGTTAATTTATCGACTTTTTTGTTCAATACAAAATCTCGTTCGTCTCTTTGCGTTGCTTTCATAAATCTGTACGGATCACCGCCTTTGTTGATATGACTTAATAGTTGCTCATATTTTTCCGAAGGCCCATGAGAAACAATAAATTCACGTCCCTCTTCGCCTACTTCGTAATGACCTGCTCCCATCCAGCCGCCTTCTTTACGTGCAACAGCGGATTTTGCAGCCGCTAAAATACCTTTTACAATGCCATGTAATAAAGCCCATTGAGCGAATCCGGCAGCGCCAAAAGAGGCTATTGAGGTTGGTGTTGCAAGGTTTTTCATTAGTATTTCGACTGACCACAGCGTAAACATTTTTTCAAGTGAATCCAAAGCCATGATTACAAATGCTTGTAACAACGTTCTTTGCCCTGAAATTACATCCTCTGTAATTTGCGCAAAGGTTTCAGCAAGTTCCGTGTATGTAGCTTTAAGTCGTTCCCGTTCTTCTTTTTCAAGCTTTGCTTTAATTACAGCAGCGTCTTCAGTCAATTTGATTTGTTCTTTATTGCTTTTTTCAATTATCTCTAATATTTTATCCTCTTGCAATTGTTTAGCGTCAATTGCAATGTCATACAATTCTGTATATAAAGTCTCTGTTTGAGCGGACAATAATTTATTGTATTCCTCTTGCGCTGTTACGTATTCTGCTGAATTCTGATTTAATTTATCGAGTTTGTCTTTTTGCGTAGTTAATTCGATTTCAGCTTGACGTTTGGCAATGTCTAATAATTTCGCTTCGGTAAGCCCTTCGTCTATATCCTCAATATCAAAATCGACTTTCAGACTTAAAGAAAGTCGCTGCATATCTGCAATTGAAGCCTCGATAATTTTCTTTTTTTCGTCGGCTGTGTAGTTTTCAGCGTCAATTAAAGCCGTTGTTTCTTCATCAATAAAGCCGAGCTTTTTGGCAAGATTTTCTTTTTGTAAGTCTAAAGCTAAAATTTCCGTTTGTTTGCGAATTGATAGAATTAATTTTTGTAATTCGGATTCTGATTTGATTGCCGAACCGGTATCCAATTTGAGAGGATCAAGTTTAGGTATTTTGATTTTTGGAACTTTGATAGGTTTTTCAATTTCGCTTTTTGTATCTATCATTTGTTGAGTTAATTTTTGCCATTCTGCGGCTGTTAATTGCCCACTATCATATAAGAACTTCATTTCATTAACTAATGATTGCAGCATATCAGACGAGGCCGCTTCAACTTTTTTGCTCATTTTTTCGTAATTGTTAGCAACATCAATAGGAGCTTTTTTCGACTTTTCTTCCATTAACCCGAAAAATTCTAAAGCCCCTGTGGTTATATCTAAAATCCAATTATAATATGTTCCCATTACATCAATAGCAACTCCAAATATATCGATTAGGATTTTCATTCCTTCGACATAGTTATTTGTCGCACCTGTGCCACTATCTAAGCCACCCAACAAGCCCGTAAGCATTGCAAGCAATATCTTTACAGATTTGACTAAAACAACTCCGAGCAAGTCCGCTAATTTTATCAATACGGGCTTATATGGAATCATTATCTCGTTTAACATATTAGCCATGATAGTTACGAGCGGAGCTACTACATTAAGGATTTCAGTAATTGCCGGCACTAAGCTATTAACCAGCGAGGTTATTATTGGAGTCAGCACATCTAACAGCGTGGATACAATATTGATAATTGGTTTGAGGATTGCAAAAATTGGAGTTAATAAACTTAGTATTGGCGGCAATATAGCGGCAATCAACTCTCCTAATTGTTCAAAAATCGGTTCGAGTTCTTCAAATATTTGATTGATTACTGGAATTAATGTTTCTGCTAATATGCTAATTAGCGGAGATAACATTGCAAAAACTTTTTGAATTACCGGAAATAATGATTTTGCAAGTTCTGTAATTAAAGGTAAAATTGAACTTGTAATAACTCCGAGTAATTCATTTATAATTGGACTCAATGACGTTGCTAATTGTCCGAAAACTTCATTGATTTTCGTTCGGATTTCCAGCATACTCATTTGCTTTTTAGTGAATTCGTCCTGAGTATCAATCATTCCTTTCATTCCATCGTCAATATTTTTTATATTGAGTAGGAATTTCAAACTTGCGTCTTCACCAGCACCTCCAAATAAATCAGCTAAAGCAGTTCCAATTTTATCACTGCTTTCCGGCAATTTGCCCATTTCCTCAGTAACTTCTTTTAATACATCGTAAACGTTTTTAGAACCCGATTGTAATTCAGCTTGGATTTGAGTTCCTGACATTCCAATGCCTGCTAAAGCGTCGTTTACGGCCGGAGTCATTTCTCTAATTCTTAACATAAATTCTTTTACAGCGTCGACGCCTTTGTCAGAATAGATACCGTCTTTGACTTGTTGAGTTATCAAAGCCATGAACCTATCAGCGCCAAGCCCCGCCTCCTGCATTAAAGCCGGATATTCCTTGACAATATCTAATAATTCGTCTGAAGCGTCAGCTCCGGCTAAAAATCCATCTTGTAAAATTTCTAGACTTTCCGAGAAAGAAATATCAAAACCCTTCGCCATATTGTTAGTGGCTATCATTATTTCTTCATTCTCTTTGCCGAAAGTCTGCGCAGTGGCTTGAACCCTTGCTGTTAATGATTCGAGGTTTTTACCGGATTCATCTGAGAAAAATTTGATTTGTTTTTGGAGCGCTGATATATCATTTGTAAAACTAACCACAGCGGCAGCGCCAGCAACCATACCTGCACCGATTGTTAGTTTACCGAGTGTGCTGCCAAGCCCTGAAAATCCCTTTTGAGCTTTTTCGGTTTTATCTCCGACATTATCAATCGACTTGCCAAGTTTTTTAAAATCTTTAACTGCATTGTCAATTTCTTTGTCGAGTTTATCAAAGCCGGAAGTATCAAAATCCATTTTCTTGGCTGCGTTGCGAATCTCTTTAGCAAGTTTACTAATAAGCGCAAACATCGACTTCATTGAGCTTTGAAAGTCGCTTACATCAATATTAATCTTCGCATTTAGAGTTTTCAAGGATTTTATATCCAATTCGTTTGATATACAGTAAATTATATATTCCTTTTACGTGCAGTTCTTGCAAATAATCATATTCGCTTGGCACTCCGCCGGATAATTCCATGCAAAGCAAATTATATCCGGTATCCAATTTTTCTAAATTCGTTTCAAATTCTAAAGTTGAAAAATAATCTTCTTTGTTGCTTTGCTTTAATAAATATTGCCCGTGCGCTTCGCTGTTTTTCTCGCCTTTAAAGTCTGTGTCTGTTTCAAAAACCGAGCTTTGTAATATATTGTTAATTGTCGTACATGATTGCCAAAGCTCTATTACGAAAGGAGTTAGCAGTTTCTATGATGAGCCCTACTTCCTGCTCTTGCCAGAACGTAGTTTCAGGTTCACCATTTAATAATTTCTTGTCTTTTTCGTTTGCCGTAATTAACATAACCCGTAATATTTTTATTGCATTTAAATATAATGATTTTCCAGTCTCCGCCTGACTGCCCGTATTGGCAAGTTGTAAAAAGTCTTTTTTGTCAATCTCACCACTTGCAACTTTTTCTATCATTGGCAATAACTTTGCCTGCTCTGGATTAGCTTTTACGAATTCTTTAATTACATTTGGCGCTGTTTTCACCATTTCAATCATTTTACTGATCGTACTTAAAATATCAGTTGATTCATTTTCCATATCCATTAATTGATTGAACCTTCGTCCGTTCAAAATACCAATTTTAAACTTTACGTCCTTACCGTCAATCCCAATTAAAACCATTTCTTTTCTTTCAGAATCTTTCATTTTTAGCTCCATGTTTTAATGGAGCTTCGGCAATATTTAAAACTTTAGGAGCTATTAAAAAATATCGCCTCCGCTCCGATTGTTAATAAAAATTATTTAGCCTTTGTCCAGAAACTTGTGCAATACGCGCCTTCTGGAATTGTTACCGTATAAGGTGTATCCAGCATTGTAACAGCGTCAAACATACCTAATGTAATAGTAACAGCAGCGCCAGCTTTAACAGCAACTAACGTTGTGTCAGGCCGAACTGTTTTTTGGGATTCATATGTAAAACCGCCGCCTTGTAAAATAACTGGAGTACACTGTACAAACCTTTGCGCGCCGGCCGCGTCATCAGACTCCCCAGAGTATGTAATCGCAAGAAAAGCGTCATTTGCCGGATCGCTAATTGCAGCAACTGCCAAGGCCGCGTCTTCATAACGTTCATCAGCCGAGGCCGAAGGGGCCTGTATATATTGCTTGAACATATCCGTAATTGTTTCGTCGAATTGCTCATGTGTCAATACAGCCTGCAAATCTTGGGAGTTTTCATGGCCTGAAAATACAGTTGTAAATTTTTTCTCAATATCCACAAAAGCACCTGTACTAATATCCCAGTCGGAATTAGTGAAACTTACTAACGCGGACAAATTACCGCCTCCTGTTGTTTTTGCCATTGTTTTTTATTCCTATATAGTCATACAAATTAATTACTGTGATTTATCTTTAGATTTAATTGATTTATAAGTTTTTATTCCATTTTCTAAGTATTTTATCGTTCGTTCCATGCGCTTGGAATCTTGTAAAGTATGTAATTCATTGCCCATTAACTTCAATCTATGTATCAATTTAGCTTCATACTCAAAATCTTGTATCATATATCCAGAATGCTCCATTATAAACTCAGAAATCATAATTTGACTTGGCTGCATATCCCACTCAATCAACTCGTGAACTTTGCCCTTCCATTGAAACTCCGGTAAATTGCGAAACAATTTAACAACTGCAATATTAATCCAATCATGTACCCGCTCAATATGATCGTAAAAATGCGAAGCCGACGCAATTTTAACGCCCATTACATTGTCATCTAATCTACGAATCATTTCTAAAAATTCAAAATGTCGGTGAGGTGCCAGAATTTCGTCTACATCTAATGAAAAAATCCATTTACCAGTGGCAAATGATTTTGCAATATTGCGCGCCTGTGCGAAATCTGGTAAAAAATCGCCATGTTCATTTGAATATTCATATAAAATTTGTTTAGCTAAATATACATCATTCTGGATAGTAATCTGATAATCGATGAATTCTTTATTGTAGACAAATTGCGTCTCACCTGTTAGTATTTCATTCTCGGTTTTATATTCAGTTAACCCGAAATCATCATCAGATATTTTACGCGTAGTCATTAAAACCAACTCAATATCTACGGATTTCGGCAAATATTTAAAATATTCCTGTAATTTATCCTTATGACTCTCCGCAACTATCGTTACAATCGATAATAATGGCTGCTTAACCAAATTTCTCGGAATACCGAGCTTTTTATCTGTTTTCAACTTTGCTTTTTTTTCTGTTTTTTTCTTCTTGCCCATGATTTTTAGCTCCTGAGTTTTCAATATTATTTATAACCACTTATACGAATAATGGAATATCCCTGAGATTAAATAGATGGCCCTTGTGTCTCCGTCTGAATGGACTAAGTTTATATTATATAAATGTACATAACCAGACTTGTCTAATACGAACTCCACCGTTGTTAAGCCGTCTATTTTGAATTTTTTAAACTGCAATTCAATATCATGTAGCATTGCAAATGCGACCGTTCTAAGCGAAGCTCCTGTATCGCATTCAACTCCTAACCATATATCAATAGTTTGATCGCTATCAAATGAAATATGATTCTCATAACCACCACCTTTAACTGAGTTCGGCAATTGAATATATGCAAATGGATATTTTTGATTTTTGTATTTTTCTAATTCAAACGAACCAATTACATTTAAATCAGGAACTAAATCTAATTGTGCCTCTAATTTTTCGAGAAAATGCGCATATCTATCAGTTGCAGCCATTAGAACAATTTCCTTTTAACTAATTTGATGAAACTATCTAACAAAATCATTAAATCCTTATTGTAAAATTCGTTAATTCCCGGTTCAAAAAACGGTCTCGGTTTGATTCTTAAAGTTGTGCCACCTATCATTGCCAGTGCTAAGTTCTTATAATATTCAATTCCGGTTTTAAAATATGCAAACCAAAAGAACTTTTTAGAGCCTTCATTGGCTGGAATATTCGCACCAAATTCATTATAATAAGCGTATTTTAATTTAGTACCGTAATTTACTGATATTTTTTTGTCTGTAATTGTTTGTTTGAATATATTACCCTTCTGTCCCGGTATTAAGCTTCGCGATAATTTACCACTACGATCGCCGATTTTTCCAAATGGCATTTTGCGAGTTTGAAAATAAGAACCCGGAGATGTTTGAGCTAAATACTTGCCACCCGTGCGCATATTATTTTCAACTTCAGCATTCAATAAATCGCCCATCGGTTCTATGATTTCAGATTTATAATAAATCCTAATATGATTGACGAATTGTGCGACTTGTTGCGCGTATTGCTCAATTGTCATAATGTCATTCTGCGATATTTATCCAAAATATCCTTCCATCGATTCAAGCTACTCGAATACACTGTATTCAAAGCCGCACCACCGAGATTTTCGTTTATAGTCGATTTTTCGAAACGATTCTCGCCGTAAGTCGATTGTTGAAACAAACTTACCACCATTTCAACTGCAACCTGATTAACTTCTTCAGGCACGGAAGCCAAAGCCCAGCCTACTTCTACATATACATTATATATATAATTCTCAGGCGCCCAAGTTGAATTATCAGCTAATTCTAAAATTAAAAAATATACATTCCCGCGTATTACTATTTCATAATAATCGGAATCAATAGTTTCAAGAGTCTCTCCGAGTTCGTATGATTTATATTGCAAACTAACAATCGAAACGGGATTTGAATATGGCAGTAATATCAATTTATTATTAATCAAATCAACTTGCATATCAGTAACCTGCACCGTCCTTGCAATTATAGGCTGCTGACAATAATTCTCAATTTGATTCGTAACGTTCAAAATCAATTGAGTTATTAATGTGTCATAAGTCGCGCCTGTTATTTTCAGGAACGATTTAACTTCTGTGTCAATATCCAATACTGCCATATTCTATCCTTTTATTTAACTCGTTGGCAATGTAGTCGGAATTTCATCTGCACCGCCTAAAATCGTAATCAGGGCGACGTCTAGAGTATCGTTTAAAATAGCGCCAGCCGTGCCGCCTGTTAACGTCCAGGTTGTTTTGACTTGTAGTGTATTACCCAAACCGCTTAAATCCAAACTGCCGGCAATCGTACCAACTGCCGTTGTGGTTCCTGCCGTCGCAGTTAATATGATTTGATTAGCATTCAATGTAATATAACCTGAAGCGCCACCACAAGTTGTATGCTGATATTCCACTAATGCACTGGCAATACCACCGTCGGCGACTGCAATTGAATAAGGGACGGCAATTACAGCCGACTTGTAACCACGTACAATAGCGCCTGCACTGGCTTTATTGCCGCCCGTGCCTGTAAATCTCGAAGCGCACCCGTCTTGTGGCTTTATTTCGCCTCCAATGTCTTGTTTCGATACACTCATTATTTTTTCTCCTTTATTTTGTTAACTTATATATAAATTAAATAGTTACAGCTTCAATTACTGAGACGCCTTTGTCTTTTGCCAAAACGAAATCGGTTCTTTTGCTCATTACAATCAAATGTTCTCCAATAAGATGAGAAATATTAGGATCGTTCTGAGTTGGATCGACTTCGATTTTCATGTCTTGCCTATCGACGATATAAACGTAATTACCTAAGATTAACCAAACCTGAGTTTCCGTACCTCCACCAAGTGTAATAGGCAAATTGCTTGCAGGCAATACAGGGTAATTAAATAAACTTCCACCTTTTGCCGTGCTAATTAAAAGGTCAGGGAAGGCTCTGAAATTGTTAGTTGCTTCACGTTTTTGGAAGTATGCTAATAATGTACGCGGATGTAGTACGTAGCAACCCGGCCCTTTTGCATTAGCCCCGTAAGTATTACTCCATAATGCAAGCAAATCAGTTTCAATATTTGCCGCCGTTGTGCCTGTTTGTGCCTGTTTGTTGGCTGCTGCCATGACATTAATTAATCCATCCGGTTGGTATTCAACTCCGAGTCCGTTAAAGAAAGCAGTTTCCTCTAATAGGCTCATTGCTGAAATCATTTCCTTTTGAGCTGCTTTTTCCGCTTCGCGTCCGGTATCAGCAATTAAATCTTTTGTAATTGTAATCCAACTGTAAGATTTTTTCGGATTTGCTGAAAGCATACCAAATTTAACAGCCGAAGCGGAACCGGTGAAAGTGTTTTCACCCTCCCAAAATGCCGAAGCTCCATCTGTTACAATGCGCTTTTTCCATTCAGCGGATTTTGTTAAAACATGATTAATCCCGGGAATCTTTCTAAAAGCCGATTCAGCTTTTAAAGATTCTACAATACCGGCTTGAATTTGCGGCTCTACGAATATTCCACCATCCTCAACAATTGACTCATTCAGAGCCTTACAGACTACATCCGAAGCCAATGTTTTTGACTTGTCTTTATATTGCTGCGCAGCGTCTTTTAAAGAAATATTCTTTTCTTTAGAAATTGCCATCGCTTTAATATAAGCTCCGAGATAGCTCGGATTCGATTCATCGACGGCTTTATTGACAATTATATTTGAAGGTTTGAATTGACCTTCGTTTTTCGCAAGTTCCTTCTTTAATTCATCAATCGCAGAGATATGCTTTTTCTCTTGCGCTTCGAGCGATTTGTCAACAGCTCCTTTTACAAGCTTTTCGACTTGTTCTTCTGTTATTTCTATTTTTTTTACTTCATCTGGCATTTTAGCCTCCTTATATTTTTGTAAATTGATCAACTAATTTTTGTAACTTTTCATCAGTAATTTGCTCTTTAGTTGCTACGTTTTCAATTGCCTTTTCCGGCTCCGCTTCGCTTTCATTGCTTGCCGCTTCAATTAAACTATTCAAAGCTTTAATCGCTGTATCCATTGCCGTCAATGCACTTTTAAGTTTAGTCTGAGTAGCAGACGAAAGCACCCGTCCGGCTTTGCTTTCTAACATTATTTGATTCAAAGCCGACTCAATATCATCTTTAGCAACTGTTTTGTTAATTATATCCTCCGATAATTCTTGCAGAGATTCTGCAATATTGCCCATCATATTCTCCTCAAATGATTGTAATTTGATGTCATCTATATTATTTAATTTGTTTTCATTGCGGCTCGTTCCTAAGCCTGTGATTTCCATTTGCGAGTTCACGTGTTTCACGACTAATGAATCTCCATCTAATATGTTTTTTACGGTTGCGTATTTATTGGCGGGTATATTAACTACACTAACCTCAACAATTTCGGACTTTGTGAACATCCAAAGATTGTTCTTGTCTGCGGGTACTTTGTATTCTGCTCGAACCTGATCCGTCATTTCGGCACTTTCCATCTTCAAAGGAATGAATCCTATGCTAACAGATTTAATTACTTTAGCTTCGACTAATTTCGCGACGTCCTTGCTTGTTTCAGTTAATCCATGAAAAACCATTGTACCAGAATAGGTTTTCCCATTTTTCGTTAAATTTATCATATTACCAATTGCAGGTATTTGAGGGTCATGGCTCCATAAAATTACATTGTTCTTTTTATAAGATTTATCGTCAATTCCTTTGATTAAAACAACTTCGTTGCTTCTATCAGCATATTCAACTGATATATCTACATTAGCATTAATCCGACCTTTCTCGTCGGTTCTAATGCCTTTGATTTCAATTGGCAGTTCCTTGTTAAATCTTTTCAAACTCGGCATTTTATGCACCTACTTCATTTATTGTAATATTTTTTGATTCCGATTGCATTGTAAACTTTACAACCTTCGTTTGTGGTTCTATGTATTTTTTTTTAACTGTAAAATCGACTTTTTTGATAATTTTTCCTTTGATATACTGTTTCTCGTAATTCAAATGAGTCGTAAAATTCTCATTAAATTTCTCGTCTTCATTCAAAGATGAATAAAGGGAATCAGCGTCTTTCATTGAGAGTAATTCGTTCCAAATACCTGTATTTTCAATTTGATCGAGAATTTCTTTTTTCTTTGCTTTTACATTCATTGTTTTAGCTCCTAAGTTTATAATTTAATTCGTCTTGGACGTAATACACAGCGGCAATTTATATCCTCTCCGGGTAAATCAAAGCCACCCGGATATGCTGCATTTAATTTTTCTCCGGTTTCATTTTCTGTATTGAAATTCCTGTTTTTGTCAATTTTAGTGCCGTCTAATTTTTGATGAGATTTCCTAACTTTTCCATCTCTCTCAGTTAGCCACGTATATTCTACATCATACTCTGCATATACCATTTGTTGGGATTTGCCATTGGCCGTTGTTGACGTAGTTTGAGCAATACGTTTGACTTTGTACCCGTCTTTTTCATAATCTTTGAAGTAATTATTAACCGTGTCTTGGATTTCTCCGATTGGCTTTTGTCGGACTTCTTTTAAATCATCAATTAAATCAGGAATCAAAGTGTCTTTTATTGTAATTATTTTATTGGCGCTTGTTGCAATTGTAGCTTTAACTTCCGTGCTTAGATTCGTTGCGACTTCGTTCCAATCAAATCCAATATCGCCAACGGCATTTTTAAATAATTGAGTTACAAGCCTTGCCATTGGTTTATCCATTGTACGTTTAAAGATTTTCGTAAATTCTGTAAATGTCAATATTGCAGATAAATCTAATTCTTTTTGCTCTAATGATTTGCTTTGCTTAATATTAGCCAATACATTTTTTTTCAATTCAGCAAAAAAGATTAACAAATTATCAGATAAATACTTTTCACTCGCTGATAAATTCTTTTGCTTATAATCATAAAATTTATTAACTAATACATGCTGAATTAAGTTGATCTTTTCTTCTGCTTTTTCTGGCTTTTCTTCTGGCTTTTCTTCTGGCTTTTCTTCTTCAGATTCTAACTCTGGTTCTTCAAATGGATTCACAGGTTCCGGCGGCCTCAAAATTTTGTCAATTGGATTTAAGCCTTGCTTTATAAACCTAACATCGCCATCTTCACCTATTGTTTCCTGACCTTTGCTTTCCAGAAGTTGGTTTATTGTTAACGCTCCTAAAGAAAAATTCAACTCAATATCTTTGCGCTCGTTATCTTCATCAATCCAAATTGTTTTTTGAAAGTCAACTAATAAATTTGGCTCGTATTTATTGAAATGCTGACTGAATTTCTCAGCCCATAGACTCGCAATAGGTTCGATTGTATTGGTTACAAAACGGTACATCTGTATTTTATCGCTTGCATAATTAGCAGCATTTTCTTGTGTCCAACTAAAAGGCACTCCAAACCGAGAACTTATCCGTCTGGATAACATACTGTTCATGCTATCAATTGTAGATGTTTTGCCGGATATGCCCGTAGAGCTTAAAGGCTCTAACTTCATGCCTTTTTCTAACAATCCAACAAGCGGATTGTTAGGTAAAATGTTATTCCAATGGGCTTTGAATAGATCCCATTGCCCTTGACTAAGTTGCTGCTCTACAGTAGCAACCTGTTTACTCATTCCATCGTTCCTGAGATACCTCTTAGTATATGCGCTTAATTCATTATCTGATACTAATTCATCTATCAAGCTATCTACAATTGAAACTCCAATATTTTCGCTATCTCCATTTGAACTCGGATAGAAGTTCATAATATGAATAATCTCATCAGGCTCTAAATGATACGTTTGACCTCCGTAATTATACCGATAATGAGAAATCCCAGATTCGTTCCATTCGATTGTTACTAATGGACTGAC